ATTGTTCAACATATATACGTTAACGATAACTCTGAAAGTTCCATTAAAGTAACCAATAATAAGAGATATCATCCAGCAAAATTAGATTGGGTTTGAGGTAAATAATGGCTCAGTGGAATAAGAATACTCAAGATTATTTGAATCAGGAAAGAACTCTTCATGAAGTTTTCATGTGTGCCGATAGATATGGCAACATTGGAAACTGTGGTGTTGCTGGTACTGGGGCTGTAGGGGGAGATGCTTTTGGGAGGATGAGAATATCTCAACCTCTTACTCTATTTGATAGTTCTCACAGATATAAAGATAATAATCTCTGGGAGAGTTTGATTGTAGGAACTGGTTCTACAGTTGGAATGGTAACTGCTCAAGGTTTAATCAATATCGGAATTGGAACTACTGCTGGTTGCTCTGTAGTTAGAGAAACGACAAAGGTATTCTCATATCAACCAGGCAAATCTTTGCTTGTTTTAAATACATTTGTTCCTGCCACACCAAAAGAAAATCTAAGACAAAGAATTGGTTATTTTGGTGCTGATAATGGAATGTATTTTGAGATTGATGATACAACAGCATATTTTGTTGAGAGAAGTTTATCTACTGGTACTGAAAGAAGAGTAGCACAAGAAGATTGGAATGTTGATAAGTTAGATGGTACTGGAGTTTCTGGAATTACTTTAGATAAATCCAAAGCACAAATTTTTTGGATGGATATTGAGTGGTTGGGACTTGGTACAGTCAGACTGGGATTTGTGATTAATGGAGTAATGATTCACTGTCATTCATTCCACCATGCAAATTTAATTGAATCAACTTATATTACGACAGCATCATTACCTTTAAGATATGAGATTGCTAATACAGGTATTACTACAAGTAGCAGCACTCTCAAGCAAGTTTGCTCTACTGTAATTTCTGAAGGTGGTTATGAGTTGCGTGGATTACAACAAGCTGTAGGAACACCAATTACATCGCCATATGTTCTTAGTGCTGCTGGAACTTTTTATCCAGTAATTAGTATAAGATTGAAATCATCTCCAGATCGTTTAGATGCTATTGTAATTTTAACAGCTATTTCTTTGATGGGAGTTAATAATGGCATCAGTTATAATTGGCAGGTAAGAGCATCGGGAACTACTACTGGAGGAACCTGGACAAGTGCTGGTAATGATAGTGCTGTTGAATATAAACTGAATGGAACTGGCATAACTGGAGGTAGAATATTAGCATCTGGATTTTTCAATTCAGCAAATCAAGGTTCTCCAAATGTTGATATTCTTAAGGAAGCACTATTCAAGTTCCAGTTAGAAAGAAATGGTTTAACTGGAACTCCTTACGAACTTACACTTGTTATTGCAGCATCTCCAGTATCAAGTTCTGAAGAAGTTTATGCTGCAATGGACTGGGAAGAAGTTAGTAGGTAATTTTTTATGAGTGAAGTTTATCTTGTATAAATAATTTTTAGATTGGGATTGAAATGTGTCTGCCATTATTAAAGTTCCAAAAGAAAAGTTAAGTCCAAAAACAGTAAGAAATATTGCCCGTAAAAACTGGGGACTATCTTGGGAACAAATGGTAGGTATGGATGTCCACCACCATCCACCAAGAAGTGAAGGCGGTAAAGACATTCCAGAGCACTTATATATTTGCAGTAGGGAGAGACACAAAAAAGTATATCATGGAGATGCATATTATATGAAAAATTTAAATAAAGCAAGTGCCAAAAATAAAGGTAGTAAACATTCGGAAGAAACTTGTAGGAAAAGAAGTGAATCTCTTAAAGGAAGATCTTTCGGACACAAATATGAAGGTGGGGAAAATCATCCAAATAGTAAAAAGGTAAGTATTAATGGTAAACAGTATATTTCTCAGCAGGAAGCAGCAGATGATCTAGGTATTACAATACAAGCAGTTTCTTACAGAATGAAGAATTGGGGTCCAGAAAGGGGGTATTCCTATGTCTGAGGTCTATTTGGGGAACCCAAACCTTAAGAAGGCAAATACCGCAATTGAGTTTACTCAGGAACAAATTCTTGAGTTTGTGAAATGTAAAGAAGATCCCGTTTATTTTGCTAATAATTATGTGAAGATTGTTTCTCTTGATGAAGGTCTTACTCAGTTTCATCCATATCACTTTCAAGAAAGATTAATTAATAATTTTCACAATAACAGATTCAATATATGTAAGATGCCTCGTCAGACAGGCAAATCTACAACTGTCGTATCTTATCTGCTCCACTATGCAGTTTTTAACGATAGTGTTAATATTGGCATCCTCGCTAACAAGGCAGCAACAGCAAGAGAACTTCTGAGTAGGTTACAAACTGCATACGAAAACCTACCAAAATGGATGCAGCAAGGTATCATATCATGGAACAAAGGATCTTTGGAGTTAGAAAATGGCAGTAAGATATTGGCAGCTTCTACGTCTGCGAGTGCTGTCCGAGGTATGTCGTTTAACATCCTCTTTCTCGACGAGTTCGCGTTCGTCCCGAATCATGTTGCTGACTCGTTCTTTGCCTCTGTTTATCCTACTATTACTTCTGGTAAAAACACCAAAGTAATTATTGTATCTACCCCACACGGTATGAACCACTTCTACCGTATGTGGCATGATGCAGAGAAGAGAAAGAATGAATATGTGCCTACTGATGTTCACTGGTCAGAAGTTCCCGGTAGAGATTCTAAGTGGAAAGAAACCACTATTGCTAATACTTCTGAGCAGCAGTTCAAGGTTGAGTTTGAGTGCGAGTTCTTAGGATCAGTCGATACTTTGATTGCGCCAAGTAAACTTAGAACATTGGTATATGACAATCCAATTCAAAGAAACGCTGGGTTGGATGTATATGAACAATCAAAAGAAAATCACGACTATGCGATTACCGTTGACGTTGCTAGAGGTGTTGGGGAAGATTATTCGGCATTTATAGTTGTAGATATTACGCAGTTCCCCCATAGGATTGTGGCGAAGTATAGAAATAATGATATAAAACCTATGCTATTTCCAAATATCATATATGAAGTAGCAAAGAATTATAATAGTGCATTTATATTGTGTGAAGTGAATGATATTGGAGATCAAGTGGCATCTATTCTTCAATATGATTTAGAGTATCAAAATCTTTTGATGTGTTCTATGAGAGGCAGAGCAGGACAAATTGTAGGTCAAGGGTTTTCTGGTAAGAAAACACAACTGGGTGTCAAGATGTCCAAGACTGTTAAAAAAGTTGGTTCACTCAACTTGAAAACAATGATTGAGGAAGATAAACTTATTTTTAATGATTATGAGATTATTTCTGAATTAACTACCTTTATTTCAAAGCATAACTCATTTGAGGCAGAAGAAGGTTGTAATGATGATCTTGCTATGTGTCTCGTAATCTATGCGTGGTTAGTTGCTCAAGACTATTTTAAAGAACTTACTGATCAGGATGTTCGTAAAAAACTATATGAAGATCAACGTGATCAAATTGAACAAGATATGTCTCCTTTTGGATTCATTGTTGATGGATTGGATAATAATAGTTTTGTCGATTCTGAAGGAGATCGTTGGTATGCAGATGAATATGGAGACAGATCATATATGTGGGAGTACTTGTCATAATGGATTTAGATGGACAGATTAAGTTGGGACATTTACTTCTCAACGATAGGAAGTGTAGAGTTTGCGGAGAAACAAAGAATTTAATAGATGGATTTTATAGAACAAGAAAGGACAGAGGACCAGTTCCATCTTCCTATTCTTATGAATGCAAAGAGTGTACCATAAAAAGAATAATAGTAAGTAGAATGACCACAAGAGTTTTAGATAGATGGGAATATCCCGATTGGTAGTTGTTCATACCACGTTTCCCCATTCAAAAAGTGCATTTTAATAAATATTTTCAGTTAAACTGAAGTATCAGGAGAAAAAAATGGCGACTCCTCAATTATCTCCAGGCGTGCTCGTCAGAGAAGTTGATTTAACTGTAGGAAGAGCTGATAATGTTTTAGATAATATTGGAGCAATTGCGGGTCCTTTTGCGATTGGTCCCGTTGATGAAGCAATTGATGTTACTACAGAACAAGAATTAATTAACACTTTTGGTAAGCCTCTCTCGACCGATGCTCAATATGAGTACTGGATGAGTGCTTCTTCATTTCTTTCGTATGGTGGCATTCTTAAGGTTGCTAGAACAGATGGATCAACATTAAACAATGCAAACTCAACAAGAGCTGGTGTAAGCAGTTCTGTACTAAAAATTAAGAATTATGATGACTATAATGCAAACTATTCAGATGATACTGTAACTTGGGGTATTGCAGCTAAAAATCCAGGTTCTTGGTCAAATAACCTTAAAGTTTGTATTATTGATGATAAAGCAGAA